TAAAATGCTCATTTCCATGAAAATATAGCATTATTATTTTTGCCAAAAACTTTGCCTTTTCTTCTGTACTCAACTGACAGAACCATTCTTCGTTGGTCAACGGCAATTCATCTTGTTCAAATCTACTACACCCCGATATGTGAATATCTGCCATACGGCAACCAACACTTCTTTTACATTTTGCACATATTCCGTGTTCTGTCATTTTTCCACCTCGTTAGTGTGTGGTTGTTTTAACCACTCCGCAATTTCTTGCGGATTATTTCTGCATTTTCCAAACGGACAATTCTTGTTATTGTCGATGTCTTTCATTCCGCAATAATAACAGCCATTTGCTACGTTGTTAAGAAAGTATGCTTTTTGTTCCGTAGTCAGAGAACAAAACCATTCTTCATTGGTTTGCTTTTTCTTTTCTTTAAAATTCATACAACTTGATACAAGAATACCAACGTGATAATTACAAAACTCTCCATTGGCACATTTCTCAATTCGTTTACAAGTCATTTGTTATTCACTCTCCCTCACCATGCTTACACCTTGCACACCTATCTTTTTCTTGATTTACTTCTTGCGGATTATATACTAAAAGTTCCAAAAGGTAACGGATAACTTCAACTAATTCGTCTTTAGTAATGCTCATAATGGTTGCCCAACCGCAAATAACATTATTAATTGCGTTTAGCTTTTCTTCGTCTGTGTATTTGTCTGTACGGATATTCTTGCAGATTCCGTATTCTTCTCGTCTGTTTAATGCCATGTTATTCACTCTCCTGCTCAAATACTCCAACCACTTTTCTTTATCGTTAGTACAACATTCATGCTTTTTGCTCCATGTACATTTCTCACAATCCCAATAAAACATTACTTGGCAATAATCGGTCTTTTCACTTAACCATTCCGCCAACGCTTCCGGTGACTTGGTTATGCGCTCAAAGTTATTGTTCGCCATGCCTCTCCCACCTTTTCAGCTCAAAAGTCCCATGTATATCCTGCCGCCACAGCTGCAGCTTCATAACGATTTGCTTTTCCTTGAGCGCTTCAAAGTCTATCTCTGCACTGTGAAGTCCTGCCACCGTCATCCAATAGCTTTTGCTTTCTATCTTCCGGCTCGGCCCGGAGCCGAACGTGATCACTAGCTTATACATGGCTACCTCCTTAACTTGTATTCAAAACAACGCAGCAATATATCCACAATAGTCATTACTACGTCAGCAGAGCTGCAATAATTTTTATGCGCTTCGTCAGGTACTCTGTTATCCACCACAATGTACCAATCTTTTTCTTTGTCATACCGGACCGTCAGGATATCAACCATCACCCATACCTCCTGTCGCAATCACACATAATCATGCGGTCACCATCTTCGTACACTCCCTGCCCATGGCAATGCGGACAGCTGGGCAGGTACTGTGGAATGAATTCTTTCCACCCGTCCCGCAGAAAAGTATGCGGCATTTTGATAAACTTCTCTTCCACCTTTTCCCGTTTGCACTTGGCAGCGTAGTTTCTTGCAGCCATGACAAGATCACCCGGCAGCACATGGTTCTCCACCGTAGTCATCACCCAGGCCGTCTGTGCATCACGCAGCGCACCCTGGTGACGTGGATACTCCTTGCGAAATAACTCAAAGGCGTTTTTGTTATCCAGCAAATATAAATCCATTCCATCCAACGTGGCCGGCTGTTGTTTGTTGGCCTCCGGTTCTGCGTTTCCCACAGAGTTATCCACAGGCTGCCTATTTGTATTATCACTATAGTTATTTACAGATGGATGGTACTTATCCTTATCCTTATCCTTATCCTTATCCTTATAGCTTCCAATTGCATCCGTCTGCATATCGTTTTCTGCAATTGCATCATTATGCTTTTCCCATCTTTTCTTTGCATTTTCCCGCAAGCGTTTGCATTTGGTATCGTACTTCGCCTTCATCTCGTCCATCTTTGGTTTGATGTGAGTACGCCAGGCAAATTTAAGTACGCCGGTAAAATCCGGTTCCTCTCCACGGCGGTCATACGCATACATGGCCATGATAAGTTGGCCGCGTTCCTCGTCTGATTCCAGCTCCGCAAACACGTCCTCATACTCATAAAGCAGGAGCATACTCTTCAAATCTGCCATCTCTCCCGCCTCCTAAAACATCGCCTTGATCGTAGTCAGATAAGGCTTAATATCATCCACGCTGCGCGCCAGCACATAGGTACCGCCGTGGGCCTTGCATATTTTCTCAAACTCTATCTGATAAGCGCTCTGCTTCCCGGTCTGCGTTTTGACTTCGATATATAATGTCACGCCGTCTTTTAACGCCGTAAGATCCGGAAAACCCTTGCGGCATAACGGGCCTTGCTGGTGGTACGTTACGTCCCAGCCGTCCATCCGGAGTATCTCCACTATGGACCGGCGGATCAGTGTTTCCGGTTGCGTCTTTCTTTGGTATCCTTGCTGTAATGTTCTGACCATTTCATCACCCTACGAAACTTTATCAAAAAGATTTCCCTGGGCGCGCTGCCCGTCCACATAGTAATTAGCCTCGTCAATCAGCGTATTCAGTTTATCCACGCACTCTCTGCGCAGGCACATCTTCTCATAGGTTTCATCGTCATAGTTACCATCCGTGTATGGTTCAACCGGTTTGTTCGGCGTGTTCAGGTTCAGCGGTGCGTTACTGTATTCCAGCTTCATGCGGGCCGTAATCGTTGCGCCCATAGTTTCCTGCTTACCGCCGTAGTTAAGACTTACGCTGCGCACATCAATGCGCTGCAGGTAGTCTGCCGGAAGCTCACACAGCAGCCTGGCCTCTTCACACAAAGCCTCAAAAGCGAATACCATTTCCGGCCTCGGCAGCTCGTTGCATTTCATGGTGTATTTATCAGCGTAGGCATCGCCTTCCTCGTAGTGCAGCTCTACAGTGGTACCATCAAATTTAATCTTCGTAAAACGTTTTGGCATTTTGTCATCCTCCTTAACCACAGATAGCCGGGACCGTATTCGGCCCCGGCCTCACTAAATATTATTCAAAATCTACTAACGGAGTTTCCGCATATTCTTCCTGCGCTACCGGTACAACTTCTGCTGGCATCTCTGCCTGCGTCTGTTCCGGAATGGCTGCCGGTTCTTCCATGTCAATGGTCATCTCATCGTCCACACGTCCGGACGCAATGTCCTGGGCAATCTGTACGGTCTGTGCGTCGGCCTTCTGATAGTCTATGCTCATCAAACCCCACTTGCCAATCAACCGGCGCAGCACGGTCTTGCAGGCCATGCCGTCGTAGTTATCATTCCAGATAGCCGGCCGTCCCTGGTTACCTTTGCGGAACTTCTTTTCGTGTGCATCAATCTGTCCTTTGCTCATGTAGATCTTCTTTTCGTAACCGTTCACCAGCCGGAAATATCCCAGGTAACCAACCACTGGAAGAGACTCGCGCTGCTCTTCGTCCTCGATCCATTCCACTTCCACATCCTCGGTCAGCCTGTCGAACCGTTTCAGCTCGCCCTGGCGGACGTCACACACGTTCAGCCGCTCATAGGCGCCCGTCCTGTTGGCCAGCTGGATCATGCCACGGTACCCCATAATGAACTGCGCTTCCCGGCGTTTCGTTTTCCCGTTATAAAACGGAACCACATAAGCAAACCCTAACGCCTTATCAATCGGCAGGTTATATGTGGCCGCCTTCAGCGCGCTCTGAATCACGGTCATCGGCGCATTGAAAAACGCCTCGCGCAGATATGCGTCCTCGTTCACCATGGAAACAATGCTTCCCATAAACTGCGGCATCCTTGCGCCTAACAACTCCTGGAACCTGGTGCGGTAGTTTTCGCTGTCCAGCATGGCCTGCAGCAGGCCTCCTACCGTCCTCTTTGCTGCCTGATTAACAGCTCCGTTTGCGGCCTCCATGGCCGTGCTGTCTTTACCGATCACTGCCTTCTGATTTGTCTTTGCCATAATAGCCTCCTTTATACTTTTTTACGCCAAAAATTTTCTAAACGGATTCCCTGTTTTTTTATACTTTTCGTAAATGTTCGGATAATCTTTTTGCAGCCGTTTTGCGTCAATCGTTACCTTGCCGGCCTGGACCTTCCATGTCACTTTGTTGCCGGAGATCTCCGCTGCCTCAAAATTGCCCATGGCCTTCTGGATCTGCTGCTTGTAGTTTTCCTTTGCTTCCTTCGCTGCCTTCTCTGCCTGCTCAAAATGCTTCATGCGCTCATAGGCGATGATCACTTCCGGGCTGTCCAGCTTCACGGTATCCAGCCCGCCCGGATACATGGCAGCCAGCGCCTTGCCGGAAGACTCGCTTCCATCCGGCAGCGGAGGAATTAAATCGGTTACCAGCTTCCAAAACTCTTCGCCGGCTTTAATCAGCAGATCAATCTGTTCCTGGTTCCGGTCTATAACTTTCCACACGGCCTCATTACCGCCGATTAAAACGGCGATGTACCATTTGTCATACCCGGTCACGGCCATGTACCACTGGCACTGAATGTAGTAGGAGTCCGGCACCTCGTCCTCTTTCCACAGCTTCGCCTGGTCAACGCCGGCTGTCTTTATTTCCAGCCCGGCCTTCTCGCCAACCACTTCACGGTCCACGCTGGCCAGCATCCATTTATGTTCGCAGGATCTCATCATGCCACGGCGGCGCACCTGCTTGCCGGTGACTTCACAAAACCAATCGGCAATGTTGCCTTCGTTCTTCTGTCCCCAGTACACGCGCTGGTTCTTGGACAAATCTTCCGGTTTCTTCTGCCCGGTCTTTTCTGCCCACAAAGCCAGCCGGCTCTTCCACGGATTCACTCCCAGGATAACTGCTGCGTCACTTCCGCCCAAGCCGGTATTGCGTAACGCAAGCCACGCCTCACGGTCTTTCATTTCCTCTACTGTCATAATTAATTCTGCCATTTAATTTGCCTCCGATACTTTCGTTAATGTAGCCTTGTAATAAATGCCGTTAATAATCAGCACCAATTCCGGCACCTTCACTTCCGGTTTTTCTTCCGGTTTCGGTTCCGTGAACAACTGCTGCTGCTTTGCATGGTCGTTGGTCACCTTGCCGCGCAGCTCGGTATGATTCAGCTCCAGCGCCTTCATCAGCTTCTCAAACTTCTCCGGCGTCATCCGGGTGCTGTAGCCTACCGCTTCAAAGTGTTCATAGGAATTAACCCGCACATCCAGCAACACTGCCAGCTGCCTGGTGCTGTATCCCATCTGCTCCCGGCGCGTCTTGATACGCTGCAAATAAGCAGGCCCTACCGTCAGATGCGCAAGCATACCTTTGCCGGAACGAAACAGATCTGCGTAACCGCAGCCGATACCGTTGGCCACCGACAGCAAAAACGGGATCGTGATCCGCTCTGGATTGTTCTTCATTTTGGAAATTTCGCTGTGACCGATGCCGCTCTTCTGACAAAACTCTGTGTAATTCATGTTCATAGCATTCAGCTTGCTTAATATATTCTGTGCAATCTTTTCTTTGTATGTTGCCATCGTTAACCTCCTTACAAAAGACACGGCCTGCGCTTGTGATAGTTTTTACTCCTTCTGCTCTGGTCTGCGCCTGGTTGACGTGACAGCAGGCCGTGTGGTATAATAGTTTTGCAATAAATGTACATATTTCTAATCTTGCCGCTGGCTACCGTCATAGTCAGCGGTCTTTTTTTGCGCATTCCACGCCCAGCGTAGCGGCCTTCAGGTGCATACACCGAAAGCATTTCTTGTTCCGCAGCGGCCGGCTCTCGTTTGTCTTGCGCTTCATGCAGCCAATCTGGCAAGCGCAGTTTCTGCACAGCCATGCCTCTTCACAGAAATCCGGTATGGCCGGACACCGGCCTCCAATATCGCCCACGTTCTCACCTCCCTATATAGTTTCCCGTCACGGCCCACACCAGCGCCTCTATAGCTATCCATATCATCACTGCCAGGGCCAGCACGGCCGCAACATCACTTCTGTTCATCCTTAACCACTCCATGCGTTTCCGGTACATCCGGTTCAAAATCCATCTTAATCCGCAGGCCTTCTCTCCGCAGCTCGTCAAGCACATCTTCCACTGTAAACTCTTTTTCGTTGATGGCCTTCACTACCGCATCACGTTTCTGCATAAACCTGGCTATCCGCTGTGTGCCAAAACCAAACTCGTCACGCAGCGCTGTTATCTCTGCCGCTGCCGTATCCCTGCAGCCGTCGTTGTATAAAGTCACGCCAAATTGGTGAAACCAGGTATTCATATCTTCCCGGTTATAACCTTTGACGCGCTTATACGTCGCTCTGTTTATCACATCCCTCGGCATCGTCAACCTCCTTGTATTTAGTAATCGTCATAACCTTGACACCGTCTGTTCCCTTTGCCACCTGCTCCAAAGAAGTGGATAAAGTTATGGCCAACAGCTGTTTACCTTTTGGTCCAAAAATAGCATTAAGCTGTGCAATGTTATTGACAAGAATTGACAGTAAATCTTCTTCGCTACCAAAAACCAAACCTTCGCCGTCATCCTTGTTCTCCGGAATATAGCCACAGAGCATCGCTGTGTTTTTGCTTTTGTCCGGTTCTTCCGGCAGAATCAACGTGCTGCCATCTTTAAACTTATGAACAAACATCTCACCACACCCCCAGGATCCGTAACAAGATGACCGCGTCAGCTGCAAAAACCACACCGGCAAACGTCTTGCTGTCCACAATCTTTGCCAGATTCTCCCATGCCTCGTCCAGCAGGCCCAA